ATGAGGCCGTTGTGCTGCGGGAGTTTGGGCTGCTTTGATCCATTCCTGCCCGCACGGCCATGCTCACTTCCGACCTCGAAACCGGCGAAACCTACGTCGTCGCCTCCGATGAAACGCTCGATCCCACTTGGGTGATCGACGAGATGACGCTTTCGCTCACCGATCTGGGGCCGTGGATTCAGGACATGCAGGACCATGAACGCACCGCGCTGGCCGTTTGGGCCGGGCAGTCGCAGGATGGGCGCAAGCATGCCGCAAACTACGGCAAAAAGGTGTTCCCCTTCGAGGGCTCCGCCGATTCCCGCGTGCATCTGGCGGGCGAAGCCATCGACCAGCTCACCATGCTGGAGATGCTGGCGATCGAGAGCGCCAAGGTGCAGGTGATCGCCATGGAGGCCAGCGATGCGGCCGCTTCCAAGAAGGTCGAGACGCTGATGAAATACGAAACGCGGCAACGCCTGCGGGCCGAGCTGTGGCGCGAGCGCAATTTCGCCCGGCAGATCAAGCACACCTGGGGCCATGCCGTGATGCACGTCGGCTGGGAGCAGCGCATGGGCACGGCGCAGGTCACGCTCAGCATTGAGGATCTGGTGCAAGATCACACGCAAACCAAACTCGCCGAGGCTCGTCTGCAAGCTGCCGAGGCGGGCATGCAGCCCATCGACGCCGATGGCGAACTGCTCACGCCTGAGCAGCAGCTCGCCATTGCCGATGCTGCCGAGGCTGAGCTCAACGACTTGCTGCGGGCGGAAGATGTCGCGCCCATCGTTGCGATGATCCGCCGCCGTCACCCGCTGCTCTCGCCCGTGCGGGCGCGGCGTGTGGCGCGTGAATTGCGCACCGAGGACAGCGTGACTTTCACGGCACCCTACCGCAAACCGGGCAAACCCTGCGTCCGCGCCTACCTGCCCGGCATTGATGTGTTTTACCCGCACTGGTGCGGACAGGTGGACCGCGCTCCGTGGGTGGCGCACGTCGAGCAATACACCGAACCTGAGATCAAAGCCAAAGCCAAGACCGACGGCTGGAACGAGGAAGCCATCGACGCCCTGCTGGACATGGGACCGAAGCCCGTTGTCGATACCTCTGCCGTGCTCAATACCACCGCCGCCAGTGTCGAGCGCATCCTGAACGAGCCCGCCCGCGACACCTTCACCGCCCGCTATCGCAACCGCGAGCAGACCTGGTATGAGGTGCTTCGCATCACCGTGCAGACCGTCGATGAGGAAGGCTATCCTGCCGTGCAAGAGCTGATCTTGCATCCGTCATTGGTCGGCAAGGATCGCCGCAAAGCGGACAAGGAACTCGTGTTCGTGAACCGCTTGCTCGATTACTACTTTGACGGCGGCTGCTACGTCGATCTGCGTCGTGAATACAAGGCACGCCCGTTGTTTGAGAGCCGCGGCGTGCCGGAAATGGTTGGCACGCATCAATACCTGCTCAAGAGCACGCGCGATGCCAGCATGGACCGCACGAGCTTTGCCACCATGCCCATCGTCAAGGTCACGGGCCGCCGTGCTGGCAGTGGTGCCCGCTGGGACTACGAGCCCGGCACGAAGCTGCCCGTCGAGTCTGGCGGCGATGCCGACTACATGCGCCCGCCGCCCTTGGATCAAGGCACGATCCTCGATGCCAACGAGATCCGCAAAGACGTGGCCAATCTGCTCGGCCTGCATCACCGCGAGATCGACGTGGCGAAGGTGCAGATGCACCAGCAATGGATCGTCGCCGGAGCCCTCATGGAAGAGCGTGAGATCCTGCGCCGCATCCTTGCGCTCGATCAGCAGTTCATGGACCCGCTCTATGTCAGCCGGGTGCTCGGCAATGGTGCGCAGCCCTTCCAGGTCACCCGCGAAGAGATCGCAGGCAGCTTCGATTTCGTGCTCGAGTTTGACGTGAAGAGCCTCGACATGGAGTATCTTCAAAAGCGCTGGTCCGCTCTCAAAGATGCCTTCAGCATCCCCGGTGTCGCCGGTCAGGTGCCCACGGTGCCCGTCGTGTCGTGGCTGCTCAACAACATCGACCCCGGCCTGGCCGATCTGGTCACCGGCAGCCTCAGCGAGCGCAATGCCGCCGAGGCTGAGGAAGAGAAGGCCGCCATCGCCATGCTGCTCACCGGCGTGGAGCCCACCGTCACCGAGAGCATGGATGCCGCCACCCGTTTGCAGGTGGATCAAGAGCAGATGCAGAAGAACCCCGCCGTGGCCCAAGCCTACGCCGCCGGTGGCATGTTCACCGAGATGCTCAACCGTCGCATGGCCGCCTTCCAGTTTGCCGTGCAGCAGCGCACGGAAAATGCGCAGGTCGGGCGCACCGGTTTCAAACCTGTTGTTGAATAATTGATCTCATGCCACGCCCAGCCAAACGCCCAGCCAAACGCTTGCTCATTGAAACCTGCATGGAGGCCGGTCCTTTGACCGAAGGCCAGATTGCGGATGCACTCGAAGCCACGCATGACACGCGGGAGATGCGGGCCGTGATGAGCTTGCTGGAATGTTTCATCGGCGAAGCGCATGCGGAGATGACCGTGCGCAATCAAGAGCCGCGCATCCGCGATGAGGCCAGCGGCGCGGCGCGATACCTGAAGGACTTGCGAGCAGACATCATCCGCCTCACGGCACGGAAAAAGCTGGAAGCCAAAGCGGAAAACTGAGCCGCACATCACCTCAGATCGCCTCACATTGCGGCAGATCGTGTCAGATTCGGAGCGCGTGAGATTGTCGGCAGGCAGGTGGTGTGATGCAGTGGCGGCGTGCGCAGGGCGCACGTCTTATGTTCATCTCATCTTATGCGGTTCCAAACGCACCGGCTGCCCGCTCGGCAGGTGGTGATGTCGCCTCCGCAGGCGGCACGGGCTCGAACGCACCCGTAGAAGCTGGCGTTCAGGGCGGTCCTGGCGGATCTCCGTTGTCCATTTTTGAGTCTCTTGCCGGCCACACGGTTGCCGAGCAGTTGGCCGCGATGGGTGCAGCGGAAGGAGTCAAGACAGAGCCGGTGAAGGCCAAGGCCAAAAGCCAGCCGACACAAGCCGCCGCAAAACCGAAGTCTCCACCTGTCACCTCGACAGCCGACGATGACGACGACGCGGGAACCGATGACGCCGATGAGTCCAACAACACGGACGGGACCAATCAGGACCGCGATGCGATCCTGCCCGACGATGAGGATGAGTCTGCCGAGGTGACCGCCGAGGACGAATCGGATGCTGACGAATCCAACGACGATGCGGACGACGGGGAAGCAGGCGACAATGACGACGCTCCCGAGGACACGAAGGAAGCCGCCGCCAAGCTCAAGGCACTGGAAAAGGACAATTTCAAGACGCGGGCCAAAAACCGCGAACTGCGCGAGCAGCTTGAGAAAATCCAAGCCCGTGTGCAGGAGCTGGAAAGCCAGGGCACCACAGCAGGCACGCCGCTCTACGGCATGCCGGAAGGATTCGAGGCCGTGAAAACGGAGCAGGATCTGACCCAGCTCGAAGCGCAATGGCAGGCAGCCAAAGAGTGGGCCGAGGATCACGAGCAGGAAGGCTACACCGGCAATGACGCACAAGGCAACGAGGTGGAATACACCCCGCAGCAGGTGCGCCAATACCGCCGCCAGATGGAGAAAGCACTGAAGCAGGCCGACAAAGCCCGCAGCGTGCTGAAGGACCGCCTGGCCAAGGAGTCCGATGCCAAGGCCATCGCCAGCAGGAAGTATCCCTTCGTGCTCGATGCCACCAGCAGCCGCCATGCCCTCGTGAAAGAGATCGAGTCCGAGCATCCCGAGATCAGCCTGAGCCCGCAGCGCGCCCTTCTTCTGGGCCGCCTCGCCGTGGCGAAGCTGCTCGAAAGCGGTGCTTATGAACTCGTGAAGAAAGGCAGCAGCAAACCCGCCGCCGCCAGCGTCGCCAAGAAAGTCGCCCCGCCTGCTCCCCCGCCGCCTGCTCGCCGCCAGGCATCTGCCTCTGACGCCTCCGCACCCTTTGCCAGTCTCGCCATGAGCCTCGCGCAAAACACGGTCGCCAGTCTGAAGCATGCCGCCTGACCTGTGAGACCCGGACCTTTTGCGGAAAACCTGAACCTCAAACTTCACCTTTTCCAAGATCATGCCCGCCACCTTTGAACGCACCCAAGTGGGACGCCGCGAAGACCTCGCCGACGCCATCTACAACATCGACGCGAAGGACTATCCTTTGCTCTCCGCCATCCCGAAAGGGAAAGCCGCCGTCAAGACCCGCTTTGACTGGCAGGCCGACAGCTATGCCACCCCGAGCACCGACGGCGTTGTCGATGGTGCCGACGTGAGCACCTACGAAGACGCCGCCGAAAATCGCGGCCTGCTCTCCAACTACGTCCAGAAGGTGCGCCGCACCCCGATGGTCACGGAGATGGCGCAGGACGTGTCCGACGTGGCCGGCCTCGCATCCGAAATGGCCGGTGCCATCGCCAAGAAGACCATCGAGTGCAAACGCGATGTCGAAGCCACTCTCGGCAGCGACAACGAAGCGCAGGCCGACAACGGCACGGTGCCTTACAAGACGCGCGGCCTCGGCAAGTGGGCGCTCAGCACCGCGCAAGCCGTGCTTCCGGTGCCCTCCGCCTTCCGCACGCCCTCCGCCAGCATCGACGCCACCGCGCTTGCCAGCGTGACCCGCGCCGTGGTGAACAACGTCATGAAGAGCCAGTATGCCCAGACCGGCAAACGCGGCACCTACATGTTCGTGTGCGGCACCAGCCTCAAGGCCCGCTTCACCGAAATGGTCGGCTACTCGCCCACCGTGTCCAACTTCACCGCCATCACCCAGACCAATCGCGGCCAGGGCTCGAAGTGGAGCGACACGATCGAGAGCTTCACCGGTGACTTCGGCACCTACGACCTCGTGCTGTCCAACTGGCTCGGTTTCTCCGCCGGTGCGGCCGATGCCCGCCGCGGCTACGCCATCGACCCCTCCATGATGGAACTCAAGTTCAACAAGCAGTGGGCCTACAAGGCGCTGCCTGACCTGGACGGCGGCCCACGTGGTGTGATCAGCGCCATCTTCGGCCTCGCGGTCAAGAACCCGCTCGGCCTCGCGAAGTTCGCCGCTACCGCCGACAGCTAACCCTGACACCGGGGCCGCGTGACGAGCGCGGCCCCGGATTTCTTCCCCTCGCAGATTCATTTTCACCCACTTTTTGAAAGGACACCTTTATGGCTGACCAAGCAGTTACCCTCTCCACCGCCACCAGCGCCAGCAATGGCGTCAAGATCGCCGTTCTCTCGGCAGAAGTCGCCGCGCAGACCGGCTTCACGCACGCCTTCCGCGTGCCGTTCGACATCCTCAACAACTCCTCGTGGACCACGCAGGGCGACACCGTCACGGTCACGCTCGGCACCACTTCGGCCCGCTACCAGGTGGACCGCGTGGCGGTCAACGTCCCCACGGCCTTCGCCACTACCGGCACGCTCACGATCAGCGTCGGCACCAGCAGCAACACCGCGCTGGCCCTCGCCGCCGCGAGCTGCAAGAGCGACACTCAGCTCACCGCTGCCGCTGGCTGTGTCACGGCCAACAAGGTCGAAGGCACCAGCGCTGCCACGCTGCAATGCCGCTTCACCACGCAGGGCAGCACCGGAGCCCCGTCGGACATCACCGCAGGCGTCGCCGAGATCTTCCTGCGGATCATCGACGTGGCCGCGCTGATCTAATGCTTTGCCGTCGATCCTGACGGCAAACCCAACGCCTCACAGCACAACCTGCTGCGACTCGGATCAAACCGGGCCGCAGCAGGGGTGAAGGCGGTTCCTTGTTCGTTGTTCTTTGTTCCTACCTTCTGCCTTTCCTGACTCATGTTTGACTCCGAAGAACTCATTGCCGAGCTGCACGCGCAGGGTGGACCCTCGCTGGTGGCTGCTGTGGAGCGGGAGTTTCGCACGGGCTGGGAATTGCAGAAGCACTGGGCCATGCAGAAGGAGCAAAGCCGCGCTGAAGTGGGCCATGCCCGCAGCGCCGCCGTCGATGGCCTGGGTTACATCTCCAGCAGCATCGACTCCAATTCCTACTTCTACTGGCTGAACAAAGGCCGGAATGAACTCGGCTGTCAAAACGTGTGGGCGGAGGACGAATTTCGCCGCGACTACGCCAAGAAGAACACGCAGACCGTGGTCAAGTATCAAAGTGCGCAACCGCGCAGCGGCTGGACGCCTGACATGGATACCTCACGCGGCACCGCGCCGCAGCTCGTGCTCGGCAGCAAATACGGAATGGGGGTGGCTGCATGAATGGCGTCGCTTTCAAAACGCTGCGTGACGGCTGCATCGAGGACGCAGGCCTGCTCAGCGCGCAGGACTCCACGCTCAATGCGCGGTTCACCTCCTACATCAACACGGCGCTCGATTACGCCTATCCGTGGAATCTCGACGGCTGGCGCGAACTGCGAAAAGCCACCTCCGAAACGGTGACTTCGCAGGTCATTGATCTGAATGCCGTTGGCGCGGGCTACTGGGGCGTGTGTCACGTGCTCGGCGTCACCAAAGAGCACCCGTGGAAAAGCAGCAACCCCACGCCGCGCGAGTATGACGTGGCCGGCACGGACATCATCGTGCCCGACACCGTGACCGATGCCACGCTGTGGGTCGCGCACATCGAGGCACCGCCCGTGTTCTCCAGCACCGCCTGGGCCACCGGCACCCCGTATGTCGTCGGCGATGTGCGGCTCGAAGGCAACGATTGCTACTACTGCCTCACCGCGCACACCAGCGGCACCTTTGCCACCGATCTGGCCGCCAGTAAGTGGGCCATCGTCAAGGTGCCCGGCTTCCTCAACATCCCCGTCCGGCAAGCCGTCGTGCAGGCCTATCTCCGCACCGATGGCCAGGAGCAGACCAGCCAAAGCATCCAGCGCCTGCTCGATACTCATCTCAATCAAATCGCCACCCGGCACACCCCAGCCATCCGCTGACCGCTATGCAGACCACCATCGACACCAAAAACTTCCAAGGCGCTGGCGTCCCCAGCAACTACGCCAAAGCCACCGCTGACGGCACCGTGTTCACCCTCGCCAAAGGCGAAGTCGGTTTCATCCAGAACCTCGACGACGCCGCGCTTGCGGTGAAGTTCGGAGCTACCGCCAGCACGACCAGCTTCAACGTCATCCTCCAAGCCGGATCGGCCGCCGATGATGGCAAGGGAGGCTTCATCTACGTCACCGATTACGTCGGCGTCGTCAGTGTCGCCGCCATGAGCGGCACCGCCAACTACATCGCCTGGAAACGCGTGCTTGCCTGACCTCATGACGCACTTGCTCCGCAGTCCTTCGCAACTGGTGAACCCGCTGGCCCGTCAGCGGTTCCTGGGGTTTGGGACGGCTCCGGGCGGGGCGGCGTTTGTGGGTGCGCTGGACGCCTTTACGGCTGGCCTGAGTGGCGCGTGGAGTGTGGCGAGGCGTTTGGTGGCATCTTACACGAGTGCGTTGATCCGTGTGCGGCGCAGTTCCGATAACGCAGAGTTAGACATCAATGCCTTCAATGGTATTTTGGATGTCGCCAGCATTGCCAGCTTTTGCAGTGGCACCACAGGCTTTGTCAGCACGATTTATAACCAATTCGGCATTGCGAGCAATCTCACCGCAGCAGCGGCGAACCAAGGGCGCATTTATAATGCGGGCGCTGTCATCGTGAAAAATGGACTTCCAATGATTGAAGTGCCTCCAGCTGCCACCGTTGGTTACGCCGCCAGTTTTGCTGCTCAAACACCCACTGCTGTTTCTTATGCGGGTGTGGTATCTCCAGTTGGAATTGGCAATTACCATGGGCAAGTGGGGAATCCAAGCACCTCGTTTGCCCCCAACGGAGCCATTTTGCTTTACGAAAGCAGTGCCACCACGATGCAGCCTTTTGTCGCTTTTGGGTCGCGGGGCAACGCCATTGCAACCACATCCGGCACGTTGGTTTCAGCGGGGTGCGTGATTGGTGCTAGTAACACCACGGTTTACAAAAATGGCACTCCAACATTGGCGGCAGCTTACACGCCGACGTTTAACTTTGCTGGATATGGATTCTGGAATGCTGGCGCGACAATCTCAGGAACAATCGCCGCTGGCGCATGCTGGGCAGAAGGTATTCTATGGACAGGTGAACGCGCTTCAAGCGTTGCGGCCATCACTGCCAATCAACAAACTTACTTTGGCACATGATCCGTTACGTCCCATCACCTACCGCAGCCGACTTGACTATTGCCCTTTGGGGGCTAGCCCGCCCAGTGCATTTACGCACGGCAAACGACACCCGCGAGATGTTTGGATGGGTAGATGATCTTCAAGACCCGCCGAAGCGTTGGTTGGCGGTGGATACGGAGTTTGTCGTTACGATTCACCCGGAAGCCTCCGTGGATGAAGTGGCTAAAATTTTGCAGCCATGGGTAACTGCCGGACACCTACCAGCCAACACGATACCTGATTTGACTTCGCTCATTGACGCAAACCGAGGTATGCCAATGGCCGCTTGGGATGCCTTTCCGCAGTTCTTCAAAGATCAGAGCAAGACTTACGCCGAGATGATCGCGGCAGGCTTTTTAACAGAAGGGGGAATGTCGTGAGCATTATGGACGACAACCAAGAAATTATTAAACTCGGGACGGTTCATGGGTGGGTATTCAAAATTTCTCTGTGGGCGGCTCCGTTGTTCTTTGTTTGGACGGTTAACACCATCCTCGCTCATGATCGCGACATTGCCGTGATGAAAATGCAAATCGCGATGCAAAGCGGTGGCAAGGGCAACATCTCCAACAGCATCAACATGGGCAGCGCGGGGGCGGACACCGAGATGGTGGACAGCGCCAAAACGTGGCTAACTACGAAGGATGTGGCTACTCGCGAGGGCTGCGACGAGCGCACGGTGCTGAATTACATCGCGCGCGGCCAGATCGTGCCGATGCCCGAGAAGGATGGCAAGAGCTGGCGCATTTCCGCAGGGTTCCGAATCATTCCGAATCCCGCCGAATCTGGCGGAAAGGTGGCAGCCAAGCTCCAACCTGAATGCGAGGAGGCCACGCCATGAGCCGTCGCGTCGTCTATTTCATCCTGAACGGCATCCACACGAACCCGGCGCAGACGGACGGCTGGGTGGATGAAGCTGCAACGCTGCTGAACCGGCAGACGCCCGACTACGTAAAGCCGGAGAAATTCGAGTATTACACGACGGCGCTGACGCGGCGGCTGTTCCAGACGCGCCGCGCGGAGAAGCTGCTGCACAAGGCGCTCGGTTACGCGGAGGACGGCTGGACCGTGCGGATGATCGGGCACAGCAACGGCTGCGACCTCATCGCGCGCGTGGCGCTGGCGGCGGCCAAGAAACAGATCCCGACTCTGCGACTCGACAGCGTCCACCTCATCGCGCCAGCGGCGGAGGATGCAGACTTCGCGCAGGCGGTGCAGTGTGGCGCGATTCGTCGCGTGCACATCTACGGCAGCGCGAATGACAAGGCGCTGCAAGCGGCCGGTTTGTCGGCCAAGCTGCTCAATTTTGTTGGCCTGGGCTTCGGATCGCTGGGCCTGCGCGGCAAAGCGCTGGCTGACTGCTTTCCGGGCCGCGTGTTTGATCACTCGCGGCACCACTATGGACACAGCACGTGGATCGGTGGCCTCACGCTGCCGGGCACGGTGCGCGAAATCCTGCAACACGACGACCTTTTGCCAGCATGAAACTGCTTTTCCAACTCGCTGACCTGCCCCTGCCTGAAGCTGGGGCTCGCATCATTTTGGCCATCGCCGTGATGATCGGGCTGGTGGTCGGCAGCTTTTACTACGCATCCAAAAAGCCATGAGTTCACCCGCTCCATCTGCTGTCTCGCACCTGCTCACCGCGCTCGGTTTTGAGTGCCTGGGCCATTCGCGGGCGCATGACGGCGCGGTGATGTGGATGCTGAGCCTCGGCGCGCGGGACATCCTGATCACGCTGCCAGAAAACGCCACCGTGAGCGACGCGGCGGAGTCGATCTACG